GAATCCGTCAAGATTTATTGATAGGTGTTTACCTGGATTTACCTTGTTCCAAAACTCTTCTTCAGTATAGTTTGTACCATTAAGATACCAAAACTTGTGTCCACTTGGATATTCAATAGCAGGTCCATCTTCACGATGAAGTTTTCCATTAAGATACCAAATTTTGGTTCCATTTGGGTATTCACAAGCTGGTCCGCCTTCACGATGAAGATTGCCATTGAGATACCAATATTTGGTTCCATCATTATCAACTTTTGCTGTATATTCAATCATTATTCAACTCCGAAATGATTTTCAATCGCAATAGCGCAGTTATCTCTGTCTGCTTTTAAAGCATAGATATCAGGTTGATCGCGACATACTTGGGCACATTCCTTAATAATCAACTCGACGAACTTATCATTAAACAGATCATGCCAAGATACATAATTTTCTTCGGTAGGATGAACCCAAACAGATTTGGCATATTCACCTGCTTGCATCATCAGTTCTCTAATCTTTTCGTTCATTTTTAAATTTCCAGTCAGTTGACTAACACTATGGGAGTATTGTACTAGAAAGTTTGGAGGATATCAAGCTATTTTTAAAAAAATGTCGATGATTATCTATTCTTCTCTTCCAATCTATCCATGATCAGTTTAGCGAAACCATTCTGAGTCAATGCTCTGTTTGAGTTTCTGTCAATCAACGCTAACTCAGCAATCTCCTCTTCCGTAAGTCTGATAAACTCTGAACGTGGATCTAATATAGGATCAAACGCATCTTCATCTGTGTCGTCACTAGACACACCATGGATCATGGTTTTTCTTGCCTCGTTCCAATGTTCCCACGCCTTTCCATGAACGGGATACAAGGCCATCAATGCCGCTTCGTAATATTTTATTGCTGTTAGTTCTTTACTCATTTGCTCACCCTTGATAGGCTATCTAAAAATTCATCAGTGTCTGACACTTTTCCTGTTTCGTAATCTGCCAACTGCTGTTGATTCAACTTTATCCAATCTAAAATTTTTCGCATCGTGTTGGGTCTTATCCAGTCAGCCACTTGAGAGGGATCGTAGTCCAAACTTGGCATTTGTATCACAAAATTATCATTGCGGTCATACCTGCCTGGCACATTAGATACTTTCACTCTTAGCCAGTGTTGACCACCTACAACGGAACCCACCTGAATGTACACGTTGTCGATACCATGTCGTTTGGGACTGACGTTGGCCATCTCGTGAATCAGATCAGCACGAGTTTCTTGCTCGACGAGAGCAATGTACTTTCTTAGTTCTTCGGATATCATGTTGTCACTGTCTCGGTTAAACTGAATACCTCACGATTTTCTCCCTAGTAAGATGCCATTTCCATCTGATGAGCATCGTTGAGGATATCACAGTCCTCAAGTGCTTCTATCTCAGAGGAATAAAAATTCGGATGAACATAGTCCTGCTTGAAGTTATCGAACACACGCCAGTAGTAGGAATTTTCAATAGCATCAAAAAATCCATCAATGTTGTAACGAGTCATATTGATATCTCCAGTTGGTTGTCTAACACTATGGGAGTATTGTACTAGAAAGTTTGGAAGATGTCAAGTCTTTTTTACCATCCCGCCCGTTTCAAAATGTCTCTAGCATACTCCATATCTTCACCTACCAAACGACCACCCCATCGTCCACTGTCAATGTAATTCCAAATAAGACCCATCAGACCACTATCCAACTTTTCCAAAAACCTCTGACCACTCTCACATCCATACAACACCCAGGGACTTATTCTACCACTGGTTATGGCATACACAATTACATTATTATTACCATACCTCAAACAATCTTTAGCATCCGCTTCATTCCGTTCAGCCCACTCTATCGACCACTCAATAGAACGAGCTAGAGCATCAGCCACTGGTTCAACTACTAAATATTCAACCAAAAACTCAGAATACAACTTATCACTGGTCCAATAGTCAATACCCTTGTTCTTTTTCAATAACCAACCAACAAACGCATTGGAGTTGATAACCTTGACATCAACACAATACTGACCAAACTTGGTAAAGGCACGATAATAAGGACTCTTGTTGTACTCATCAATCGTTTTCTGTTTACTACCACGAGTGTTTATCTTGTAGAAGTGAGTGTAAGCATAAAAACCTATCCTAGGTCCTGGTTCATTCCTACGGTGATATCTACGCTTCTGCTCACACATATGTTTCTCAAACGAAGACGCTCGTTTGAACTCACGACTACAGAAGTCACATACCAACTCGTCGGTTTCTATCATCACGACAATTCTTTCTTTATCTGTTCGGCGGTAAAACCCATATCTTTCGCTAACACCTTCAACTCCTTGATATCAGTAAACTCCGACATCAACTGAACATCTGACATCTTCATTGAAGGATACAACTTGGCAAGGAACTTCTCTACCTTGTTGTTATTTTTACCTTCTCGCTTTTTTGGTGCTATCCAGTTGTGTCTGAATGATCCAATATTCGGACTAACCGTTGTACACAATAACCACTGGAGTTCTGGGTGCTTGTTCACAGCAAAAAAGTGTTTATTCAATCTAAGATTACAACTCAATAAGTAATACTCCTGAAGATCACTACTTCCTTGAACGCAAGATCCCCATCGAATCATAAGATACAAAGAACACTTCTTACGTTCTTCGTCAGTTAGCGAGTTCCAGAACGTGCGATCCTTCTCATCAAAACATCGCATTTCGTTGATAATCGAGAGTACACCTTCATTCATGATTCTTTCTACCAAAGTTCGACATTTTATTCGCAATATTCAACTTATCCATGGTTGGATCTAACGAAGTTGACCACACGGTTGATGTCACTTCTCAGTCTGGAATTACTCTTTCTGAGTTTGTCTATCTCGGTACCCTGTTCAGATACAATCTTTTCTAGTTCCTGAACACTTCGTACTAAGGTCTTGAATAATGTTAGATCGAATTCATCCTTAGGAATTACTGTACGGATATCTTCTTCGTTAGTTTGTATTGTGTATTGTTCCATTATTATCACCAAGCGTGTTGATAGTTGACTATTTCTAAGTTTCTAGAAATTTCCTTGACAAAATAGATACAGTCGGGTTCTGGTCCCTCACTCAACGGAACGCACAACATCTGACCGTTCTTTAGTTTAGGACTGTACCAAGTGACCTCATTGTACACGTTCAGAATCTCCACCTCAAAAAATTTCGGACTAAAACTACTGAGTGGATTGTAGGAAAACGCTTTGAAACCACGGTCATTCAATGATGTCAGGGGTAATACCTCTAAATCACCAATTTCTGGTTCGCCAATCAGAATCTGCCAATCAACCGGCATCTTGACGACGTGACTACCTACTTTCAATACCAACGCTGGGGCATTGAAACTCTCTAAAAAAATCAGTGGAATGAAAAAGTAATCGGGCGTCAGTGGATTACTATTGTCTAATATGGCAAATCTAAGGTCATCTACCTGTTCTGGTAGATGATCTAATTCAAATGCTCGGTTGTGGTCTAAATTTAATATTCGCAAAATACTCTCCCTGTTTATTCGTTATGTTATCATACATTGAACCGATTGTCAAGCGGTATTTTACTTCCACTCTAATTTTTCTTGAGAGAAAGGATACTGAGCCTCCTTGTAGAACGCTCTTCGTTTAGTCAAATGCCGTTTAGAAAATCTACAGGTACTCGTGATATCATAGATAACCACATCATTCTTGTCCTGTGCTTTGCGAAGACCTCGACCAATAGACTGAATACACCTTACAAAACTCTTGCCCGGCTCTATCAATACGATGTTGAATAGTCTAGGAATATTGATACCTGTGCTGGCCACGCCATAGGTAGCAACGATCACCTTACCATCACTACTGGAAATACTATCATACTCATCTTTACGAACACCAGCCTTAGTAGCACCACTGACAAATACCGCTGACTCACCTAACAACTCTACCAACTTCTTGCCAGCAGCAACTCTATCAACCAATACAAGTGTGTTACCATCGTCCTTGACCCTGTCAATGACTCCAGCTATCGTCTTCAACCGTTCATCATCGTCTAATAGATACTTCAACTCAGACTGGTAGTTAGTGAACTCTCGGTGGTCAACTAACTGAACAATATTGACGTGACAGTTGGCTAAATGACCACCAGCTTGAAGGTCAGAAGCACCTAACCGACCAATAACATCACCTAAACTACAAAACAAACTCATGAACTCATACTGTTCTTTTGGAATGGTACCCGTTACTCCCCATCGGATAGGAATGTTACTCATCGGTCCAGTCAATAATGCCTTGAGCGCTGCTGCTTTTGCCATGTGCGCTTCGTCAACTATGACACACACTACATCTTGGATAAACTCATGAATAGTAATATCACCAACACCATCTTTGGTGTTCTTCATCATGTTATTGAGGGATTGCCATGTACAAATGCTGTGAGTGTGACCTATCTCCTTACGGTCACCAAAGTAAACCCCAGTGTCTAACCTCATATTCTTGTAGTCAGCTTCAGTCTGTGTGACCAAGGTCTTGTTCGGAACGATAATAATAGTCCGTCCATATTTCTCAACCGTGGCACTCAGTGCTGCCGTGGTAATGGTATTATGATGAATAATACTATTTGCGTCAACGTATTGATGTGGATAATCTATTGCAATATCATAATATGAATTCTGTGCGTCATCAGTAATTGATGAGATTCGTTTTGCTTCACCAACAGTATCCACGTGGTCAGATACTGAGAACTTTGAGGCAAGTTTTTCTATTCCCTTTTCGTATAATATATGACCGTCTGCGCATTGTAGAATTTGAGAATCGTCGAATATTATCTTTTTTCCGGGCAAGTTGTCTTTTCTAATAATCTGATTTATTTTACTGAATCCGGTTGGAGTTCTGACGTGAATATTTAAGTTCGTAATATTGTACTCCTTGTTATTGAGTAACTTAACATTATTATACTTCTCTATCGCTTCAATAAGGGTACCCATACTCAATCTTAGATTTTTCATAATTTTTCATTAGTTGTTCAAAAGTAAAATCTGACCTACCGCCTTTTGATAGATTGTCCGCCCACCAAATAATCCTGAGATTTAAGGGGCAACCTATTATTTCAGGTCTTATTTGTCTTACAAATCCATCCTTGCGGGAGAAAACGTGATCTACGTGAAATTGACGATGTGCTATTTTTTCATATTGTGGATTTATCAAATCGTAGTAATTTCTAATAGAATAATTCGTAAAGAAGGATGTTTTTTCATAATAGATGATTTTATCTGACTTCAGGCACGGATCTATTATCAGACCCCTGCCGATCTTAGTCTGAGTCATCTTCGTCTTGCTGACTATCTGAAACTCATTATACCACTCAAGTCCATTTTTATCAATATGTTGTTGTCGCGTTCTTCCTTTAGATAGATTTATAGAGTTGATATCATCTCTGGAATAATAACTATTAATCCATCGATCAATTCTATCCTCAAACAGTATTTTGCCTAAGTCCTCGCCATATCGTTCAACATACCAGTCTAATCCATTGGTTGTCTGAATTTTCTTAATTCGTTCTCTTGCTTCCTCTTCGGTGTATCCTCTTTTCAGATAATATTCTACACATCTTACGGAATGATTCCGAGATCCTTTGGTAATTGATGATTTATCCGACTGTTGTTTTTGCCATTCTGACACCTTTCTTTTTGCATCTTCCACAGAATAGCCTTGATTAGTCCAAAATATTTCTCTTCCTGGGAATTTTGCTGTTTTTCTATCTACTATTTCATCAAGTAGTCGTTGTATCTGATTGTGATCGGAAATTAAACAGCGCAATCTCTCTTTCGTCCACGAGGTAGTCGCAGATACTCCGCATTTACATAATAACTTGACATAGAATGACTCTTGATTACTAAGTAATTTAAGGTCACTGCCACATGACAGACATTTATCTGTGTGAATGATCCAATCACTGTCACCACAATTGGTCCGACTGGCATATATTGGTATATTTTTATATCGTAAGATTTCCCATATATTGAGATTTAGTCCCAATCTAGAAATCATTGATATCCACATTTTTCTGGAATATTTGCCCACAAACTTTTCTATTTCCTCGTTCATCTGATCCTCTTAGTACGAAGTAGAGACAGGGTTACCCCGTCGCTGCTTCTTGAATACTTATCAAGTATTGATAAAAATCAGATTTTTCGTCAAGTAATATGTCAATCTCAGTATCAAAGGAAACACACTTTCCGAAACCTGTAGCTAACTCCTGAAGACACTGTGTGTCACCCAAGAACTTGTTGATAGCCTCTACCTGATGTTCTTTCAATAAAATTGGTTGACCAGCAATAGGATGTCCATCCGGCCAAGTAATATTGTCGAAGGATGTTTCACTTAGTGGGTCAAAGTTGAATGTCCGTCGATTGACTCTACGGTCATCAAGTTCAATATCGTAACCTTCACTATCTAAAATAGGCACGATTTCTGGTAGAAGGTTGATAAAGGTATTCCCACCAATGGTAAAGAAACACTCTTTACCATTCCATCTGCCTAGTCTAACAGCTGGTTGATATCTAGCACCTGGTATCTCATAACTGAACTTGCTGGATAACTTCTTTCTGGTAGTGAGTTCAAGATCAATGATCTTACAGTTGACCTCGTCTAATAATTGTATTGTACAGTATTTCATTCTAATAGTATGTCTGATATCTGATGTTTTGTCAAGTGATTTGTTCAATCATACCCACTTCATGATGAATGCCACTCTTGCCTTCTCGTTATGAAAACTCCATCCACTATTAGACTCCCAACTAATACCGTTAGACTCACAATGAACAAACCAACGATCATTGATTGATTTATCAGTTGGTTCAAGACGCCTGACACCAATATCATCTAACCATCGGTCATGAAACTGATAAAATGCCATCAGTTCTTCAAAGTTCAAAGGGATCAATTCATACCTCGTTCTAAAAGGGGGCCTGAGCCCCCCAAAGTCTATCAGTTCACCATACAAGTGGCTTTGGCATATGCTCTCCAGTTATCTGGTTTTACCTGAGTAAGATCAGCAATCTTCAGAGCCATTCTCAATGAAATCTCACGAAGATCACCCTTATTATGTTCCATGAATTCAATGATCTCATCTGCTTGTTCATCACTAAAATCATAGTCTTGGAACAGATCACCACTACGATGAATCTGCTTGATCCTCAAGAATTTCTCCCGTGTAGAATTCATGGTAAGATCAAGATAATGACACCGACTACGAAGAGCTTCCAAGTGGTCCTGAAGTTTCTTGCTCTTGACGTGTTCCATATTCAAGTTCGTGATGAATATGATTGACCCTTTGAAGTCAAATGATTCAGGAATACCTTCCCGACGAAGATGATAACTGTCACTGTTCCAACAAAGTCTCCGTCGCTTACCACTGTCAAGAGCAGCCTTCAGTAGGTTCAAACTCAACTCATCACCAAAAATACCATCACTATCATCAAATACAATGACATTACCCTCATCACTGTACTTGTACAGTACAGAATAAAGACCAATTGGTGTCAACATACCCTTGACAATGTTGTACTTCAGTGGACGTTCGGCAATAAGGTCAAACATAGAAGACTTTTCAAGTTCCTTCTGAACACCATAACTTTTACCAACACCAGGCGGACCAACAACAATCATAGCACGAACATCATTATTGATGGCTGCCTTGGTCATCTCATGAAGAATGTCAAACCGTTCCTCAATACGATTCATGATGTCTTCATCTGATTCCTTCTTGGTGACCGTCTCAGGACTATCAACCAAGTTGACTGGAGCACGATTAGTAACTTCAAAGTCATGAATGGACTCTAAGCGAATCCTGATCCGATCAGGTGTGTTATCACCAAAGTAACCTGATGACTTGACCGTGATGAAACCACCACGCTTGCCCTCGGTGTAACCCTTGACTAGAGTGAAAACGACATTGTTGATAGGTTGGTTACGATAGGTACCATTGATAACATTGATAGCAGTCATTGACTTCTCCAGTCGTAGTTGGGAACAGAAAGAGTAGTGTATCAGGTTCAGACCGTTTTGTCAACAGTTTTTTCAATGTGTTTACAGTGTCCCCTAAATTTGAAACCACTACAACTACATCGGAGTGTGTCACCATGCTGAGTAACTATATATTTATTACCACCACTTCCCTCAACTGTCCAAGACTTCTTACCAGACACCGTTATTGGTTCAACAAACCCAAATGTGTCCTGAATAGTTACAAACTTACGATATCTGGTCTCAAACCTCAGAGGTCGAGGTAACTCCCTCAACACACCATCAACAACATAAGCATAGAGTCGGTCTTTTGAGTCATTGACCAGATAGGTGTGGTTAGCAGTGTCCCAGACTGTTACTTCTTTTAGTGTTATCATATCTATGTTATCTATGTCTTAGTAGGTGTGGAACATATCAGTACAGTTGTGGTAAGCCTTGAGGGTCAAATAGTTGTTGTGAGCATTGTTGACACGAAAGATAGTAGCAGAAAACTCTGGTGCAGCAGCTACTTGTTCGTTGCGTGGCAACTGTTGGAATATATTGTAGAAGTTGGTAGACTTGACATTCACCAACAAGTTCAATAAAGAGATAGTATTTTCCTTTTCAGAAATTTCTGTGGCGGTGGTAGGTCGTTGAACAATAAAATCTCCCCGAACTGCAATGGCAGCGCCACCAGTCATAGAAGCGATTTTGGCACATGATGCTAGAGCAGTAGCGTCCGATGTTGTGTTGATCAGACCAGTATCGTCGAAACTATCAGCTTTTACATCAGCAACAGCGTTGAAGGATACAAGAACCAGAATAAGGGATAAGATGTTTTTTTTCATTTTTTTACCTTTTGGGTGGTGGTTATGAATGGGGACGATTCCCCATTCGTTAGAGACAGTATACTAGAAAGATTTTACTTTGTCAAGCTTTTTTAGCTATATCTCGCTGTTCTGACGAACAATTTCAATCGCGTCTTCAAAAGAGTCAATCAAGTCATAACTTTCGTCAGTTTTATCACAGTATGCGTTCCAATCTTCTGGACCTTCACACCATACTCGACCAATTTCAATGTCATCGACGATAACTTTGAAAGCGGTTTCAAAAGAAGTGTAAGTGGTGTTATCAACATTGATGGTGATTGTCGTCATTTCAGTTCTCCGGTTGGTTGTTTCAAACTATGGAAGTAGTATACTAGAAAGATTCTACTTTGTCAAGCTTTTTTAGATATAGTTCATGGTGTCGCTGTTCTGACGAACAGTTTCATCCAAGTCAAAGTTGTAGTTCCTCCAAGCGAATGACTCAAGTGACAGACGACGCTTCCGCTCACCATAACGTGGGTTGATGGTTACGGTTTTGTCAGTGATGCTAACGATCTCGCCATAATAAGAAAGGTTCCAGCTATCGTACTCAGCGGCATCGCCAATCAAGAAGGTGTTCGGTTCGTGACCTTCACGAGTAACAGTGATAGACTTGTTCTTGACGGTTTCAACGGTGAAGGTGGTGTAACCGGCTTTGATGGTAACGGTCGTCATGTCAGTTCTCCAGTGGGTTGTTTCAAACTATGGAACTATTGTACTAGAAAGATTTTACTTTGTCAAGCTTTTTTCACAAAAAACCCCGAAATAAATCGGGGTTCTCAGTGGACTTTCCTCTTGCTGTCCCAGCACACCAGTGTTTGG